CCATGCCCGACCTGGACCTGGCCCGGAACATGGTCCTTGACGGCGACCTTGAAGCACTGAATATGTGCTTCGACGACGTCCAGGACGTACTGAGCCAGCTCATTCGCACGGCCCTGGAAGCCCCGCCTGGCAAGCGCTTCATCGTGGCCGACTTCTCGGCCATCGAAGCCCGCGTCATCGCCTGGCTGGCCGGAGAAGAATGGGAAATGAAAGCATTTGCCGAAGGGAAGGACATCTACTGCGCGACAGCAAGCGCGATGTTTGGCGTGCCAGTCGTGAAACATGGCGTCAACGGCGAGCTGAGGCAGAAAGGCAAAGTCGCTGTTTTAGCTTGTTTAGCCGAAGGGCAGGAAGTGCTCACAGACCGCGGCCTTATCCCTATCGAGAAGGTCACGCTAAAAGACCGCGTGTGGGATGGCGAAAATTTTGTTACGCATGCAGGTGTTGTATATAAGGGGACAAAGGAGGTCATGACCTATGACGGACTCACAGCAACCCCGGATCATCTCGTATGGATCGCAGGGGAATCGCGGCCGGTACGATTTGAAGACGCCGCCCGCGGCGCACATCTCGTACAAACCGGAGATGGTAGGCGAGCAATACGGCTGGGTAAAAGTCATCAGCTCAGAAATTCGGAAACTGACAGCCGGAGAATCGCGGGAAGATATCATCCAGGACGCCCGGAAAGCAGTCATGGAGAAACGAAAGAACTGGCGCGGCATAAAAAGACGGCTAGAGTCTATGACATCCGAAATGCCGGTCCAAATCACCGTTTTACCGTATCGGGGAAACTCGTCCACAACTGCGGATACGGCGGCGGCATCGGAGCGCTGAAAGCCATGGGCGCCGACAAGATGGGGCTGTCCGATGACGAACTCCAGACGGTCGTCCGTAAGTGGCGCGAAGCGTCGCCACACATCGTTAAGCTATGGTCCGACGTGGAAAACGCCGCGATGAACGCGGTGTCCGGTATACCAACGACCATCAAGCAAAAGAACCTGCACTTCCACGTCGAGGACGACGCGCTATACATCGAGCTCCCATCGGGCCGCCATTTGGTGTACCTGCATCCGCATTTAGGTCAGAACCGGTTCGGCAGCGACGCCATCCTCTACACCGGCCTGGGCGGAAGCAAGACGACTGCCGGCCGATGGGGGACGCTGGAGACATACGGGGGCAAACTGGCTGAAAATTGTCTGGCCCAAGGTACGCTGGTGCTCACAGACCGGGGATTGAGTCCCATAGAAAAAGTCAGCAAAGATATGCTCATATGGGATGGTATTTCCTTCGTCCGGCATGAAGGCGTCATCAATAAAGGGTTACAAGACTGCATCACATTGGATGGCCTGTCTATGACGCCGGACCATCGGGTACTCACGGAGAAAGGATGGATGCCTTGTGTCGAAACTCAAGGACTTAACTGGGCAGACGTTCGGCTACCTCACCGTCATCAAGCGGGCCGAAAACACGAAAGAGGGGAAACCGAAATGGCTGTGCCGCTGCGTTTGCGGCCGCCTGAAAAAAGTGGCCGGATCCGACCTGAAAAAGAAAAAGCATTCTACAAGGTCATGTGGCTGCATGAAAGGGCTTTTGATTGGCCGCGCCGCAATCACCCACGGATTGTCGCGCCACCCCATCTGGGCGGTGTGGCACTCATTAAGACAGCGATGCCTGAATCCGCATGCGCAAGCCTACAAGAATTACGGGGGCCGCGGCATAACGGTTTGCAGACGCTGGCGAGAAAGTTTCCAGAATTTCCTGGACGATATGGGGCCATCATACAAGCACGGACTTCAGTTAGACCGGATCGACAACAACAAAGGCTATTCGCCGGAAAACTGTCACTGGGTTACACCAAAGGAAAACGCCAGGAACAAGCGGACAAATCGAGTCGTACCGTTTTACGGCAAGACGATAAGCGAACTAGCAGAGGAGTCGGGAATCGGCATGACAACGCTATGTTATCGACTGGACCACAATTGGCCTCCAGAATTGTTATTAACAAAACCAAATGCAAGAAACGTGTGTACGACATCCGGAATTGTGGTCCGCGGCACCGCTTCGCCGTCTACGACCCCGAGACGAAAAAAGTAAGACTCGTACACAATTGTGTGCAGGCCATCGCCCGCGACTGCCTCTGCGCCGCAATGAAGCGATTGACCGACGCAGGCTATAAGATCTGCGCCCATATCCACGATGAAGTCATCCTCGAGATGCCGGAAGGGAAGGGCGGCCTGGACGATGCCGTCCACATCATGTGCCAGAACGAGCCTTGGAACGATGGCCTGGTCATGAACGCTGATGGCTTCGAGGCGAAATATTACCAGAAAGATTAAAGGAGGGAAAGAACATGATTGATAACAGCAAGGAAGCGGTTAACGGAGCCGTAGCGGTGAAAGCATTGAACACAGTTAAGGTTTATTGTGCCACGCACCTCTGCCCGGAATGCCCGTTAAGAGAAGACTTAGAAAAAGATAATTCCTGCCCTATCCCGAAACTGGATGTGAAAAAGTATATCGGCTTTTTCAAGGACACCGTCGATAAGCGTACCCCCAAACCGCCGAAGTTCGATGGCAGCCTTCAGCTCAGCCCGGAATTCAAGAGCTACCTGACAAGTGTGCGCGACCGGGCGCTGGCCGATGAAGGCATTGACAGCCAGGACCTGGTGAAACACGGAGAACTTGCCGTGAGGATCAAGGCCAACGGCCTCGTAAAGGTCGGGGCCCAGCGGGATGGCCAAATCAAAATACTGGGCACGGCGAAATGCCACCCGAACGATACCTTCAACTTAGAGACGGGCGTACGATTAGCCGTACACCGGATGGTACAGGACGCGGATAAGCCGTTCGAGCAAACGGCCGGTTACGTATATTACTTCGTCGCCTATAACGGTGGCATCATGGGCAAGCCCTGGAACGATGACGTGATAGACAGCTGCAACCTGGCCCTGGATAACTGCTTCGCCTCGACGTTTGCGGCCTGGCTCCACATTACGTCCGTAAAGCGGGGCATCCAGCACCTCGCCGATGCCCTGCGGCTGACGCTCCCGGAGCCGGAGAAAGACGGTGATTAGATGCGACAGATAACGTGGATTGTACTCATAGCTTACTTCATGATTTGCATCACCGCCTTTCTGACGCTGCTAGTCATGATTTTCAAGTAAAGGAGGGGATACGCAATGATTGACAAGACGAAAGCCGCGGCCTACCGGGTACTCTTCATCGGGAGCCTGCTCTTCTGGGCGGTACTGATTGGCGTCCTGGTAGCGGACGCGTGGTAAGGAGGGCTAATGGAGAAATTAGGGTTTTGCTTAGGCTGGATTTTAGCGTGTATATTCACGCTGCTCATCACAGAAATTGAATACGGCTGCCATAATAAGTCCACCTTTTATATAGTCGCGATGCTGACTGGCGGCATAGCAGCCGCACTGCTATTCACACCGTGGTAAGGGGGGGGGGTATTTATGATGATCGATGAAAATCAAGCACTCATAACGGGTCTTGAGAAAGTCAAGAAAGATTGTGAGGCCCTTGCGGATTGTGACGACTGCCTGCTTTATGGTGAAGACGACTGTATGCTGGACATCTACGAATTAGGCGGCCGCCCTTATGTTTGGGATTTAAGTGTACTAAAAGGAAAGGAGGAATCGAGATGAAGACACAATTTATCTGTGAAAAATGCGGAGAGGCGTATGATACAGCCGAGGATGCTAAAGAATGCGAAGCCAATCACGGCGTCCTGATTGAAGTGCATCCTATGCCAGGCGCGTCCTATCACCACGGCTTCGTATACCCTGAACTGATCTATGCTAGATTCCGCAATGAAAAAGGCGAAGAAGTAGCCGCAGAATACCGGTTTTTAAATTCTAAAAATACTGATTTCTCTGTTGTGAAAAAGGAGCGTGGTTGCGATGAATGAAGCGGTAAAGACGAGTGCCTACTGGACGCTCAATCAACTGATCGACTTCTGCCGGCGCCGCCGGAAGGACTGCAACGGCTGCCCCATCGCTTTTGAATGCAGCTACGTCCGCCGCGGCCTGAAGCCCGGCGACCCGCTGGGGTTCGACACCGACGATGCTGATTAATTGGAGGCACTTTTATGGATTCTGTTATTAGTAGGGACCGGAAACTGCATATTGCGACGGGGGCCTCCCGCTGGGCGAAGCTCTGGAAGAACCAGGAAGTCCTTTGGTCGGATTTCGCGAAGCGCTTAGAGAGGGCCTCCGAGACGGGCGAGACCCCCGCGCAGTACCAGCACATGACGAAGGGGCAGAAAGACCGGGCCAAGGACGTCGGCGGCTTCGTCGGTGGCTACCTCGACGGTGGCCGCCGCCTCCAGTCCCGCGTCAAGTTCCGGTCCCTGGTGACATTGGATGCGGATACACCAGCTAAATCGTTTAAGGAAGACCTGGAACGTGTGCTTGCCGGGCGTGCCTATGTCTTATACTCCACGCACTCCCACACGGCGGAGGCGCCGCGGTACCGCGTCCTGATACCCCTCGATACGGATGCCGAACCGGATGCCTACCAGGCCATCGCACGGCGGCTGGCGTCCGACATCGGCATGCAGCACTTCGACCCGTCGACGTTCGACGTGTGCCGGCTCTTCTACTGGCCCTCGAAGCCGCGCGGCGGCCTCTACGAGTACCACAACCAGCCAGGAGAGCTGCTGAGCGCCCAGGATGTGCTGGCCACCTACGTCGACTGGACGGACTGCACGGCCTGGCCGACGAGCGCGACCGAGGACATCGCCCGGAAGCGCGACATCAAGAAGCAGGGCGAGCCCACGGAAAAGCCCGGGTTCATCGGTGCCTTCTGCCGTGTCTATACAGTGCAGGAAGCCATCGCGAAGTATCTCCCGGACGTCTATGAGCCGACAGCGGACCCGGACCGTTACACGTACGCCCTGGGCTCCACGACGGGCGGCCTCGTCATCTACGACGATAAGTTCGCCTACAGCCATCATGGCACGGACCCGGCGGGCGGCGTCGACTGCAACGCCTTCGACCTCGTACGGCTCCAGCTCTTCGGGGTCCAGGATGAGGACGTCGCGGCCGACTGCCCGGTCAACAAGCGCCCGTCCTTCAAGGCGATGCAGGAACTGGCGGCCTCGGACGACGCAGTCCTTTTAGACTACAACCAGCACAAGACCCGGGAGCTGCAGGCCCTCTGGGACGATAAACTGATCGACGAGGACGGCAAACCCGCCAAGGTCGACAAGAGCTGGATGAAAGGCCTCACGGCGGCCACGGGCAAGCGCGGCGGCTACGAGTCGGACAGCCGGAACATCAAGCTGATTCTGATGCGTGACCCGCTGCTGGCAGGCCTTGCGGCCTGGGACGAGTTCCAGAGCCGCACGGTCGCCACCGGTGACCTGCCGTGGCGGCAGCACGCCAAGAACACGATATGGTCCGACACGGATGACGCCTGCCTGCGCAACTACCTGAGCCAGTACTATCAGATAACCGGCAAGCAGGTCATCGACGACGCCCTGGCCGAGGTCACGCACATCAACACGATACATCCGGTACGGGAATACCTGGACAGCCTCGTCTGGGACGGCACGGAGCGCCTCGGCCGGCTCTACGTCGATTTCCTCGGCGCCGAGGACACCGAGTACACGCACGCGCTGACCATCACGCACGCCAAAGCCGCGGTCCGCCGCATCTATGAGCCCGGTTGTAAGTTCGATAACGTTCTCGTCTTACAGGGTCCCCAGGGCATCGGCAAGTCGACGATCATCCGTCAGATGATGGGTCCCTGGGTCAACGACTCCATCGGGGACATCACGGGGAAGGATGCCATGGAAGGCCTGAAAGGGTCCTGGGGCGTCGAACTGTCGGAAATGCAGGCGACCAACCGCGCCGGCACCGACCAGATCAAGGCCTACATCAGCAAGACCGAGGACAAGTTCCGCGTGGCCTACGGGCGGCGCACGGAGATTTTCAAACGGCAGTGCGTATTCTTCGCGACGACGAACGACGATATCTGCCTCCGGGACCGCACAGGCGGCCGCCGATTCTGGATCCTCGAATGCCAGGGCGGCACGGAACGGGGTCCGATGGACATGACGCAGGACGAAAAGGACCAGTACTGGGCCGAAGCGGTCTGCCTCTACCGGGAGAACCCGAGCCTATTGCTTCCGCCCGACATCGAACGGCAGGCCCGCGACGTCCAGGAAGCGAAGACCGAAGGCTCCGAGCTCCAGGGCGTCATCGAAGGGTATCTCGACATGCCGATTCCGAAGAACTGGGACCTGATGACGGTATCCGAGCGCCAGCACTTCATCCAGTACGGTGATGAGGCCGGTGATCTTGCGGAAGGGCGATTCCTACAGGTACGCACCTGTGCCATGGCGATTTGGTGCGAGTGCCTCGGCGGCAACCGGGTCAATTTCACCAATGCTAAGGCCCGCGAGCTGAACACGGTCCTCAGAAACATACCTGGATGGATACTGTATAAATGTAACAAATCTGGCAAAATGAGATTCAAAAATTATGGCGTTCAACGGGCGTACATCCGCATTAAAAAGCCAGAAAAATAGTGGCAACTTTCAGGTTGTCATAATTGGTAACATCGTGGAAACGGTGAAAATCAATTTTATTTATGATTATCGATTCTAAAAAGTCAAAACAGTTGCCAGAGTTGCCTAATATTGCCGATTCTTTTGCAAATGGGCAACCGTGGCAATCCGGCACTACCAAGCCACTCATTAATGCTAAGTTTCCATTGTTGCCAATTATTGTTATAAAAGTTTAAAAAGGGTATATAGACGCGCGAGAGAGTTTTAGTAAAAAATCCGTTGATAAAATACTTTCAAAATGCATTGCCTAATTCCCTATTTTTAAGCTAAATGGGAAAAATAGGCAACTTTGGCAATTTTCGGTTGATTTGCAGGGAGGAGATTGTACACGACATATGGACATTAACGAAAAAGACGTCGAAAGGTACCTCGTGGCCCTTTCGCATAAAAATAAAATTATGACGTTCAAATTTACGAGTCCGAACCAGTCCGGCGTGCCGGACCGGCTCGTCATCGCACCGGACGGGGCGCTGTATTTCGTTGAGCTGAAACGCCCGGGACAGCAGCCGCGGCCCCTCCAGCAGAGCGTTTTTGCCAAATTACGCAATTACGGCCACCCCGTCTACGTCATCGACAATAAGGACATCGCGAAGCGGTTCATCGACGACATCGTCCTTAAACGGCAGCCGTGATGTGGTTCACGCCGCATGATTATCAGCAGACGGCCATCGCCAAGGCCCTGGAGACGCCGCGCTGCGGGCTGTTCCTCCCGATGGGCCTCGGGAAGACCGCCGTGACGCTGAGCGTCATCGCCGAACTCCTGTATGACCGCCTGGAGCTCGGCAAGGTCCTCATCATCGCACCAAAGAAGGTCGCCGAGAGTACCTGGCAGGATGAGATGGCCAAATGGGACAACTTCAGGGAGCTGACGGTCTCGACCGTCCTTGGATCGGAGCGGCAGCGCCGGGATGCCCTGGCCGCCGATGCCGATATCTACATCACGAACCGCGAAAATACAGTGTGGCTCATGGAGCAGTATCACTATCAGCCACCCTTCGACATGCTGGTACTCGATGAATCTTCGTCGTTCAAGAATCCCCAGGCGAAGCGCTTCAAGGCACTTCGGAAGTGCCGGAGCTGCTTTTCCCGGATGATTCTTTTGACCGGGACACCGTCACCGAACAACCTCATGGACCTGTGGGCGCAGCTGTACTTATTAGACGGCGGCGAACGGTTGGGACGGACGCTGACGGCGTACCGCCACAACTATTTCAAGCCCGACAAGACCAACGGCCCTATCGTCTACAGTTATAAGATCCTCGGGCCGAACGCCGAGAAAGAGATATATCGTCGCATCGGTGACATCTGCCTGTCGATGAAGGGTACGGTCCACGTGCCGAAGATCATCAACCCGATACCTATCAAGCTGTCGGACAAAGAAATGGCGCTTTATCGGAAATTCGCGAAAGAACAGGTTCTTAAGATCGGCGGTGAAGAAATCACGGCGTCGAACGCCGCGGCCCTGTCGAACAAGCTCTTGCAGCTGTCCGGCGGCGCCATCTACGACGAAGACGGCCGGGCTGTCGTTATACACGACGCCAAACTGCAGCGGCTGAAGGAAATCGTCGAGGACAACGCCGGCCATCCGATACTGGTCTTTTATCAGTATAAGCATGAGCTGGAACGGCTGCTTTCGACCTTCAAGAGCGCCCGGGAGCTGAAGACGGCCGACGACCTCCGGGCCTGGAACTGGGGGACCGTCCCGATGCTTTTAGCACATCCCGCCAGCGCCGGCTACGGGCTGAACCTACAGCAGGGCGGCCATATCATCGTGTGGTACAGCCTCACGTGGAGCCTGGAGCAGTATCTCCAGGCCAACGCCCGGCTTTGCCGCCAGGGCCAGACGGAGACCGTCGTCATCCATCAGCTGATTGCTAAAGGGACCGTCGACGAGGCCGTCGCCCAGGCGCTGAAACGGAAGGAAGCGGGCCAGCAGGCCATGCTGGACGCCATCCGCATCACAGTGAAGGAGTTGAGTTAAGATGACCCGCTTAGATGAAGAACTCTATAAGCTCCGGCCCCGCGTACCGAGGCCGCCACACTTTCGCGGCAGCGGTAAAAGGCGTCGGAATCGACACGTTTACGAGGAGCCGGAACCTGAGAAGCCGGTAAAAGTGGGAAGCCTTGCGGACGACATCCGCGAAGCGAACCGTTTGAAAATCGATTATGGGATTTATAAGGCCCTCAAAATGGGCCGGATGTAAGGAGGAACCATGACAAAACCGAAAGATTTCCCGGACTACTGCAAAAGCGGTGAAGTCCATACACATAAGATGACGGAAGCCGAAAAGGAAGCCTTTGAGAAAGAACGGGCCGCACGGCATAAGAAATACCATTGGCGCGACAGTAAGAATGCCGTCAACGACGCCGAGAATTACAAGGTCTCGGTCATCAAGCAACGCGATAAGAAAGGGGGGCACCGCTGATGCTTTTATCGGGGAACCGCATCCGTCAGCAGATGGCATCGGGGAACATCGTCATCAAGCCCTTCGACAGCCGCCACGTCAATCCGAACAGCGTCAATCTGACGCTGTACCACGAACTCCTGGCTTACGACGACGTAACCTTGGACATGAAGCGCGAAGAAAAAGCCCACGTGCTGACCATCCCGGAAAAAGGTCTCGTACTCAAGCCGGACACGTTGTATCTGGGCCGGACGAACGAATATACGGAAACGCATGGTTTCGTACCGATGATTGAGGGCCGGTCATCCATCGGCCGCCTGGGCATGTTCGTCCACGTGACGGCCGGCTTCGGCGACGTCGGTTTCTGCGGTTACTGGACACTGGAGATCTTCGTCGTCCAGCCGCTGATCATCTACCCGGACGTCGAGGTCTGCCAGATTTACTATCACGACATCGACCCGGATTATGACGAGTACCGGTCTGCGAAATATCAGCACAACCACGGCATCCAGGTGAGCCAGCTGTGGCAGGATTTTAAGAAAGGGGTGTAAGCATGGACGCAAAGATGCTGCATGACATCAAGAAGCCGGACCACTATACGTGGAAAGGCATTGAATGTAAGGAAGTCATCGGAATCATGACGCGCGGCCTTTCAGGAGAAGACGCCTATTACCTGGGGAACATCATCAAATATTTGTACCGCTACCCCAAGAAAGGGACTCCCGTGAAGGACGTCGCCAAAGCCGCGGAATATCTCACGATGCTGTTACATAGTGTAGAAGGAGCTGAAGAAAATGAGCCTTTTAAGGAAGATGAAGCGGGCGGCCGTTAAACCGCCCATGTCCGGCTTGTCTGTCGACGTCGGCCGGAGATTGCAACTGAAAAATAAACCGGTGAACCGCAAAGCGCTGGATTTGCATGATAAGATGCTTATCAAGTCGACCCTGGACCGTTCCGTCGATTTCTGGATGACCTGTACGCTGATGGCCCTTCACGACGAATTCGGCTTCGGCGTCGTCCGGCTCCAAAGAGCCTACGATAAGATCTGCGGTATCTCGGCCTGTGTCGGCGACGGTACAATCCGCCTCGAAGACCTGCAGCACTTCATCGGCTGCGGCTTCGACGAAGATAAGTACGAAAAACTGTTCGGCAAGGAACGCGTCGCGACGCCGGAGCTGGAGGATCAGCTCAAATGCGCCCTAGACGTAGCCCTGCCGTCGGGCCTGCGTGAGGAACTGGTGAGCGCCGCCAACGACGACGGCCTGACCTTGAATCAGTACGTCGTGAAAGCGCTGAAGGACGGCGTGAATAACGGCGTGGAGGAGGGAGGAGGGATGAGGAATTGAGTGAAGCCGAAGAGTATTTGAACACCATCCGCCGCCTGGATGCACGGCTGCGGGTGAAGGAGCACGAGCGGAAGCGCCTGGAAGATGACATATGCAGCCTGTCGGCCATCGACTACAGTAACAGCCACGTGGCCGGCGGCAAGCCGCTCGACATCTCCGATAAGATTGCCAGGCTCGACGATATCATCCGCCGGGCCAACGAAGAATGGGATTCCTTTATCGACCGCAGGGATGAAGCCGCAAGCCTCATCGAACAGATAGAGGATCCGGACCAGCGTGACGTCCTCATGGGCTACTATGTGTGGTGCTTCGGTTGGGCCGACGTCATGGCTGATATCGGCGTCGGGAAGACCAAGCTGTTTGAGCTGAAGCGCGATGCGATGGCCCAGTTTGAAGTGATTTATGCGAAAAATGCTGCTATTTTAAAATTGCGAACTCAAACGGACAAAGACGAACTCGAACGGAGTGGCGCGAACTGACGACCGGTGATATAATGTAAACTGGAAATAGAAGGGACAAGAAGTCAACACATTCATCTCTGATTGCCTGAGCTCATCGGGTAAACACCTCCTTATTTTTCAAATCAGTAAATTACACAGGGAAAGCCATCGACACAAGCCTCGTGCCGGTGGCTTTTCTGTTCCCAGCGGAAGGAGTTGATAGCATGGGACGACATAAAGACCGGAACCCGAAACGCAAGCGGGCCTACGAAATCTGGCTTGCCAGCGGCGGACGGTTACGCAACAAGGACATCGCGCAGCAGGTCGGTGGCGTCACGGCTGACGACATCAAGCGCTGGAAATTTAGGGATCAATGGGAGAAACAGGACCCGGATGCAAAGGCCAGGAACTATGAATGGACAGAGCCGGATGCCCCAAAACTCGATGACGAAGACATCACCGACGAGGAAGCACAGCGGCAGGCCGAGTCGATGCACCGGCATTTCCAGGACGGGATGACTGATAAGCAGCGGCTGTTCTGCATCTATTACGTCAATAGCTTCAATGCTGTTACCAGCTACCAGCGGGCGTATCGATGCAAGCGCCTCACCGCGTGCAACACGGCTTACGAGTTATTGCATAAGCCTATCGTAAGCAAGTACATCCGATACCTCAAGGAGCTTCGCTTGCAGAGCCTGTTCGCCGATGGCGGCGATATCGTCGAAATGTATATGCGTATCGCTTTCGCCAATATCAACCAGTTCGTCGTGGTCAAAGACGGAGAGGTACACTCGGCAGACTCGGACAACATAGACGGCCAGCTGGTACAGGAAATCAAGTCCACCAGTGATGGTGTGTCTATCAAGCTGGCCGACAGGATGAAGGCCTTGCAATGGCTGTCCGATTACTTCCAGCTGAACCCGAAGGACCGCCACAAGAAAGTCTATGATGATAAGGTGCTGGCCATGAAGCAGAAGGAACTGGAGATGAAGGACTTCTATGGCTGAGCCGTGGGCGGCTGCGTTCTATAAGTCCGAGGCCTGGCGGTCCTTGCGCCGGGCACTGATACAAGAGCGCGGCACCGTATGTCCTGTCTGCCATCGGGACTACATGGCAGACACGTCGAAGCTCATCGCGCATCACATCCAAGAGCTGACACCGGAGACAGTGACGGACGCAAGCATCGCCTTGAATCCGTCGAACGTCGAGCTCATCTGCTTCGACTGCCACAACAAAGCGCATAAGCGCTATGGCCAGGGCACGCATCACGTGTATCTGGTGTACGGTGCACCATGCAGCGGTAAGTCGACCCTGGTCCGGCAGATGATGCACCGCGGTGACCTCATCGTCGACATGGACCTGCTGTTCTACGCGGTGTCCGGCTGCAGCTTGTACGATAAGCCGGACCAGCTGAGGAGCGACGTGTTCGCTGTCCGCACCTTACTGCTGGACCGGATACAGCACCGGGCTGGCCGATGGGGAGATGCCTACATCGTCGGCGGCTATCCCTTCAAGCTGGAGCGTGAGGAGTTGGCCCGGAAGCTCGGGGCCGAACTCATCTTCTGCGACCTGCCGAAAGAGCAGTGCAAAGCCAACGCTCGCGCGGGCCGCGGGAACTTGGCGAAAGCCTGGGAGGGCTACATCGAACGGTGGTTCGACGATTATCAAGCATAGCCCCCCGGGTGCTTAAAAATTTTAAGAAAAAGCTGAACCGTGGCGAGTACCCTTTTTTCATCCGCACCAAAATTTTGACTTTTCCGGCGAAGATTTTTGAAATCGGAAATACTGGAACGAGAAACGCTTTTATACCGTGTGAGGAGGCGAGAATATGACAATCGAAGAGGAATATGAACGAATCAAAAGTTTGTTCGACGGCGTCGACGAGAACCAGCTGGCCCTTTTAGATGGCGCCATTGTAGAAGCGGCGCGGCTTCGCACGGAGTTGAACCGCCTGCATATGATTGCCGCCGCTTCCGGCCTGGTCAAAGTGGACCCCGTGAACCCGTCCCGTCAGAAAGAACTTCCTGTTTCAAAACTGCTCCCGAAAGTAAGGGCCAGTTATGCGAACATCATTTTCAAGCTGGCGGCCGTGCTCGGCCGGACGGTCGATGACGATGATTTAGGATTGGATGATTACGAATGAGCTACATAGCTGAATATCGTGATAAGATCCTGTCCGGCGAAATCATCGCCGGCCGTTACATCCACTTGGAGCTGGACCGTTTATCACACGACCTGGCCGACCCGGACGTGAAGATGGATTACGACGCGTCGAACAAGCGCATCCAGTTCATCGAACACGAGCTGCGGCACGGCCAGGCCCCCTTTGCGGGGAAGCCTTTTAAACTGGAGCTTTTTCAGAAGGCCATCATCGAAGCCATTTTCGCGCCGCACATCTACGACGCAGAGCTCAAACGCTGGGTCCGTAAGTACCAGGATGTGCTCCTGGTAGAAGCCCGGAAGAATGGCAAGGATTTAGCACTCGATACGCCGATTCCTACGCCGTCCGGTTGGACGACGATGGGTAAATTACAGCCAGGCGATACGGTGTTTTCACAAAGCGGCAGTCCCTCGAGGGTCCTTGCCGTGTCTACCATCTATCAGCATAATGACTGCTACGAAGTGACCTTTGAGGATGGGGAATGCATCATAGCCGGTTCTGGCCATTTGTGGACAGTTACGGTGAAAAAGCCTAAAGGCGTCTACGTAACCCGTACGACGGCCGAACTGAGTCGTAATTATAAGCATGAGCGACGTGATGGTAAGGGCATCGAGTGTAGGTACCGAGTACCTATGCAGCAGCCCTTAATGTTGTCACATAAAGCACTGCCCATCCATCCTTACATCCTCGGCTACTGGCTGGGGAATGGTGACTCCGATAGCGCTCGGATAACATGCCACGAGAAGGACCTGCCTGCTTTGAGTCAGCAGTTCGATCGTTGCGGTTATCCCGTAAAAAGTATCGATGAGCAGCGGGGGCAGTGCGTAAGAGCGTGCTTAGACGGCCTGCAAAAGGAATTGCGCGCCACGGGGCTGCTGAACCATAAGATCATCCCGGCTGAATACCTGCGGGGCTCTCTCGGCCAGCGCATGGCGCTGGTCCAGGGCCTGATGGACAGCGACGGCTATTGCTCGAAAGCCGGGCAGTGCGAATTCTGTCAGCGTGACGAATCACTCACGAAGCAGGTGTCTGAGTTGCTTTCCTCTTTGGGTATCAAGCACACTATCATTGAAAAAGACATCGAACTGAACGGTAAATTACATCACGCCTTTTACACACGGTTCTACTGCTCGCAGGAAAATCCGTGCTTTCGGTTAGAACGGAAGCGGTCGCGGCTTAAGAAGAAGCTGGCCGAACGGATGAAAGCGAAAAGCATCGTCAGTATACAACCGATAGGCTCCGTGCCGACGAAATGCATCGCTATCGACGACCCGACGCATCTGTATCTAGCTGGTCTCCGGATGACGGCTACGCACAACAGCCCGCTGGCGGCGGCCACATCGCTTGCTGAATGGGTTTGCGGTCCGATGGGCGGTAACATCTTGTATGGATCCAACGACTTTGACCAGTCCGACATCCTTTTCCAGTGCGCTAATGACATGCGCGAGGAATCGCCGAAACTGGCTCGATGCACACATAAGAACCAGAAGGGCATCTTCTGGGGCAATCAGAAGCAGAAGCACGCCCGCGGGAAATTCAGCCGGCAGAACAAAGGGACTATCAAGAAGCTGTCGGCACGGCAGAGCGCCAAGGAAGGGAAGAACATTTCCATCGGCGTCGTCGACGAAGTCCATGAAATGCAGGACAATACGCTGGTCATGCCTATCCGTCAGGCCCTGTCCACACAGGATGAGCCGCTCTACATCGAAATCACGACGGAAGGCTTTACCGACGGCGGTTACCTCGATGAACGTATGGCCCTGGCCAAACAGGTGCTGACGGGAGAGGCTGAGATGCCGCGCTGGCTCATCTTCCTGTATCAGCAGGATACGGAGGAAGAGATTTTCCAGGATGAGCAGTCCTGGTATAAAGCCAATCCGGGCATGGGTACCATCAAGAAATGGTCTTTCATGCGCCAGATGGTCGATGAAGCCCGGACGAACCGCAAGACGCGGGCCTTCGTGCTGGCCAAGGATTTCAATATCAAACAGAACACGGCTGCAGCCTGGCTGGAGTCGGCTACTATCGAGAACCCGCGGACCTTCGCGCCGGAGGAACTCGACGGCCAGTATTACATCGGTTCCCTCGACTTTGCGGAAACGACGGACCTTTGCAGCGCCAAGGCGCTCTTCGTAGACCCGTGGACGCGGCAGAAAAAGACGTTGTCGATGTATTTCGTGCCGGAAATCAAGGCCGAGGCCCTGGGTACCGAAAACGGCGATGCCCTGAATCCGGAACAGAAAGATTACCGGGAATGGGCCAGAGAAAGATTGGTCACGATTTGCCCAGGCACGGAAGTCGACGCGAAGATGGTCGCCGACTGGTTCTTGAAGCTGTATGACGACTATCACGTCATCCCCTTCAAAATCGGGTACGATAATTGGCACGCCAAGGACTTCAAGAAATACATCGGCGAATACTTCGGCGATGAAGTCCTGGAGAGAATCATCATGGACTATCTGTCTTTATCGAACCCCATGTCAGCGCTGGAAAGCGATTTGCGCCGCAAGGTGCTGAACTACAACGACAATCCGATTGATAAGTGGTGCTTGGCCAACACAGCCTTTAAGGTTAACAATCTCGGTATGATGATGCCGGTCAAAGTGTACGGCCAGTCGAAGAACCGTATCGATGGGGCCCTCGGCTTCATCATCGCCTATGCCGCGTATGGGCGCTTCAAATCGGAATATCATGAACATCAGAAATCGGTTTTACCGGAACCGGGGCCAGGAGGTGACATCCGGTGCTGAAATTCTTTCAGAACATCCTAACGAAATACAAGTCGCATCGGAATGACCAGCTCATGACCAGCATCTACACCGGCAACCAGGCCGTCATGAACCGCTTCGGCCGGGACATTTACCTGAGTGACCTGGTCAACAACTGCATCAACCGTATCGCGAAGGAAGCGGGAAAGATCAAGATCGTATCGGTCGTCGATACCGGCGACAAGGTGCAGCCTCAGAACGACGATATTTCCCGGCTGTTCCGGTTCCAGCCGAATCCGCTCCAGACGACGAAAGATTTCCTGGAGTCGCTGGAATGGCTCAAGCTGAAGACCCGGCACTGCTGGATTTTCCCGGAATGGACGGAGATTTACGACACGAAGGGCGTCGCCCATCGCTACTATACCGCCATCTATCCGCTCAACCCGGCCAGCGTCGAGTTGGGGCCAATAGAGGGCACTAATGACTGGTACGTCAAATTCTGGTGGCACGACGGAACAACCGATACGGTCCCGCTGGCTGACCTCATCCATCTCTGCTGGCGCCGTGGGACGAACACTATCCTTTGCGGTGGCGACGACCTAGGCATGGCCGACGACCGCGATACCCTGCAAACGCTGTCAGTACTCGATACGGCGAAGCAGGGCGTAGCGAAGAGCATCACGAACTCATTGCTCGTCCGCGGTGTACTCATCAACAAGACGGCCATCGGCCAACGGGAACTCCAGAAGTCGATGGAGAACTTCGAGGACCGGATCCATGTGTCGAAGAGCGGCGTCATCGCTATGGACCTCACCGGCGAATATGTGCCGATCGATAACGCCGTGCCGGTCATCCCGGAAACAACGCTGAACTTCTTGAAGTCAGACGTCCGGGAAAAGTACGGTATCTCGGAGGCCGTGTTGTCCGGCGATTACAACGGTGACCAGCAGGACGCCTTTTATCAATCCTGCATCGAAGAAACAATCGTTGAGATCGAACAGGCCTTTTCCGCGGCCCTCTTCACGCCGCGGGAACAGGACGTCGGTCATCGGGTCCGCTGCTACTACAATCAGCTGTCGCACCTGTCGACGAACGGGAAAATCGAACTGGCGAAAATCGCCCACGATACCGGCGTCCTGACACTCAACCAGGTCGGCGCCATGTTCGGTATGCCGCCCTTTGAAGGCGGCGACCGGCGCTTACAGAGCCTGAACTATGTCAACATGGACAAGGCTGATGAATATCAGCTTTACTTGAACAGCAAGAAGAAGGGAGACACAGGGGATGCCCAACCAAAAGAAAAAAATTGAGGATTTGAAACAGCTCGCCTCGGAATGGCGGTCCTTCGGCCTCGATAATCTGAAAGCCGAAACACGTTCCGGCGGTGAAAACGACCCGGATGAACATATCATCGATGGCCACGCTGCGGTATACAGCCGTCAGACGGCTATCGGTAACTGGTTCAATGAAGTCATCGAGCCCGGTGCTTTCGACGGCTGTGATCTGACGGATGTGCCATTCATCGTCAACCACGACTCCCACAAGATTCCGTTGGCACGGAGCCGCAACAACAACGGGAACAGTACGCTGGCGCTCACGGTCGACAACACCGGCCTGGCTTTCAGTGCGTCTGTCGATACCGATAACAATCCGGAAGCCCGTCAGCTCTATTCGGCCATCCAGCGTGGCGACATCGACGGGATGAGCTATAGTTTCCGGGTCAACGAAGACCGCTGGACCGATTTAGACTCGGATATGCCGACCCGGCACATCCTCAAAATTGCGAAAGTATTTGAAATAAGCGCGGTCACCTTTCCCGCTTATGAAGATACTGACATCAACGCCCGGCAGGCTGCCGACGCGCTGGAGAGCGCGCAGCGGGTACTGGAGAGTGCCCGGGCCAAAGCAGGACTGGACAGTCGTGCGACGTCGCTGGAGAGCGATGCGGAATTGCGTGATGCTTATAAACTCAAAATCAAAATCTTAGGAGGTTTAGAATAATGGATTATGCAAAAATGCTGGCCGACGCTGAAAAGCGTATGCAGGCCCTGATGGAACAGACCGAAAAGACGGAAGACGTCGCCGAACTCCGCTCCATCTATCGTGAAATGCAGACTCTCCGCAGCAACATCGAAATTCTGAAGGCCGCTAAAGCGGATCAGGAAGGCCGTGACGCTCATGTCGAAGGAGCTAAACCGGCGGAACCGGCTCCGGCAGCTCCTGTTGTCGATGATCGTACTACCACCGTGAACAAAGAAGCCGAAAAACGCGCTGACGTCCCGAAAGGTGCTTTCACTGCGCCGGAAGCTACGGATAAACGCGCACAGGACGCCCAGGCGGAAATGGAAAAACGCGGCGCGGACCTCAAACAGCGCGGCACGGTCGTCCGCTTCGCGGCCGAAGGCTTGTTCCCGCACGAAAAACGTTCCATCTTGACATCGACGCCGACGATCATCGTCCCGACCTTTGACAGCCCGGTCATCAACGAAGGCTTCAACGTCGTATCGTCCCTGGTGGACCGAGTCAGACACGTCAACCTCAACGGCGGCGAATCTTATGAAGAACCGTATCGTATCGACATCCCCGAAGGCACGTACACCACTGAAGGCGGTACGCCGGCCGATACTGACGTCACCTTTGGCAAGGCAGCCATGACGAAATCGAAGATCACCGCGTACAGCGAAATCTCCCGCGAAATGCTCAAACTGCCGAACGCCAATTACGCCGGCTACGTACAGAACGCCATCCGCACCTCTATCCGTGCGCAGATGACGAAAGAAATCCTGCTCGGCAGCGGCGCCACCAATTCCTTCGTCGGCATCTTCGCCGACAAGGCCACGGCCATCGACCCGGCTTCCGACCTCACCCTGGCCGGTATCGATGATACCACCCTCGACCAGATCATCTTTAACTATGGCGGCAAGGAAGACGTCGAAGACGCAGCCGTCCTCATCCTGAACAAGCTCGACCTGCTGGCCTTCGCATCCGTACGTACTTCCACCAAACAGAAGTTCTACGACATCCAGAGCCAGGGCAATACTGGTACTATCAACGGCGTACCGTATATCATCAACAGCGCCTGCAATCAGCTGACCGACTCCACCAAGAAGACGGCCGACTACTGCATGGCCTATGGTTCTCTCTCGAACTACACCATCGCAACGTTCGCTGATATCGAAGTCGCACAGTCCGACCAGTACAAATTCAAGGAAGGCATGATCTGCAACCGCGGCGACGTCTACGCAGGCGGCAACGTCACGGTCTACAACGGTTTCCTCCGTATCAAACGGAAAGCGACGGCCTAGAAAGGGGGTGACGGGTCATGGCTGACGCAACACTGACGGCCGCAGAGCTGCAGCGCGCTTTGCACATCGACTCCCCGGACGAGCTCGAGAACGCGCAGAGCTTGCAGGCGGCGGCTGAGATTTATCTGGAGAACGCCGGCGTCGAACGGGATTATGGCAACGCGCTCTATAAGCAGGTGGTGGTGAACTACATCGCCCGGCTTATGGACCAGCCTGACCTGCTTACGAATCTGTCCGAAACCAACGGCTTCATGCTGAACGGTTTCATCCACCAGCTGCGGCTGAGTCAGCAGGTGAGAGCGGAGGCGGATGCGAATGCTGACCAATAGCTATGGCGAAGCCCGTACCGGCGCGCTGAACCGCCGGGTGACTATCCTGTCGTACCCGGAAAAGGATGACGGCCAGGGCGGCCGCTACGTCGATAAGAAGCATCCTGTGGAGACCGAGGTCTGGGCTTATGTCGCTAAGCCCCATTTTACCGAGGGCAACAGCGGCGGCGGTCCGGCCTCACAGATTACACAGGGCTTCACTATCCGCAAGCGGGCCGTCGGGCTGTCCGACGTCGTGCGCTATCAAGGTACAACGTATAAGATCCTGCACATCGATTACTCCGGTGTGCGTAATCTTACGCTGACCTGTCAGGCGGTGATGCATAATGGCTAAAACCTTTTGGGTCACGACAAATGTCACGGCCGAGGTCAAAAAGGCCCTGGGGGACGTCACAAAGTACGATAAGGACACCCAGCAGCGCCTGGATGATGTCGTACGTGATATGACGGACCGCGTCTTCAAGGAAGCGGTATCCCGCGTGCCGAAGAAATCCGGGAAACTGGCCAGCAGCATCAAACAGGAATTCCGGCCGACGCCGCACGGGCTCCAGGGCTATGTCAAGGCCATGGACCACATCGCCCACATCATCGAGTTCGGCGCGGCCGGCGCTGTCGTGGTACCTGTCCGGCGGAAGGCCCTGCATCCCGGGGCCGCCGGATGGTTTGCGGCCCATGCTATCGTCCCGCAGCGTACGGCGCATCCCTTTATGCAGCCCGCGATGGACGCGGTCCGCCCGGATCTGGAAAAAGCAGTCAAGGAGGCGGTAGACCATGATAAGTAGGATACCTTTCAACGAGGTCCAGCAGGGGCTGTATCAGCTCCTGGGCCGTGGCCAGACCGTTCCTGTCTATGACAGCATCCCGGACGGCTCAGAGGCGATGCCCTATATCTGGCTCGGCGAATTCCACGGCGCTCCGGCCGAAGAGAACAAGACGGTCGTGATGCACCAGGTATCGCAGCAGCTCCACATCTGGAGTGATCAGAAAGGCAAGCTCGAAGTAAATGGTATCATGAATGATATCGTCACGCTGCTGACCAAGTACCAGCTGTCGTTAGACGGCTTCCGTCAGGTCGGCGGCGCTACGGTATCGCTCTATCAGACGACCGGGGAGCTCTATGAGAACGGCGACAAGGCCTATCATGGAGTCATCCAGGTCGAATATCTCGTAGAACAAACAGATTAGGAGGAACACAATGGCTTTAACCGAAGAACAAATTAAGAACCTGCCGGTGGCTGACGATAACGTCAAAGCCGTCGCCGGTAAAGATACGCTGCTCTTGGTGGCCCTTACGGAGAACCCGACGAACTGGCTGCTCCTGGGCGGCCAGCGCAGTACGCCTTTGCAGCGTAAAGCCGACTCTATCGACGCCACGTCGAAAGACTCGGGCAACTACAGCGAAAAGCTGCCGGGCATGCTGTCCTGGACCATCTCGTATGAAGGTCTGTACGTGCTGAACAGTGCCGCTTATGAAATCGTCAACAACCGCTACGAAGCCCGCAAGCCGATTTACATCCGCCAGGAATACCCCGACGGCTCGTATCGTACCGGCTGGGCCGCCATTACGAGCCTCGATGAAGAACACAGCTACAACGGGGTATCGACGCTCAAGATGACCTTAGAGGGCAAGGGCGCTATCAGCGGTATCAAGTCAGTCGGTACACCGGCTATCGCATCGCCGGCAATCTCCTTTACCCAGGCCAGCGCCAAAGACGCTACTGTCAATGTCACGCCGGTCGACGCCTTTGTCCGCAGCATCACTTGCGACAATGTCCCGCTTACGCAGGAAGTCGACTACTCGTATGTCGAAGGCGTCCTTACCATCAAGAAAGAATATTTGCAGAAACTGACCACGAGCTGTACGCTCGATGTCATGCTGACGGCTGATTTAAAAGTTGCTGTGAACGTGACTATTTCTGCATAGGAATCAGGAAAGGGTGTCACGTAACGCGACGCCCTTATTACTCATAAGGAGCGATGCATTTTGAAAGAGACGATTGATATCACCATCAGCGGGACCCAGTATAGCTTATATCTGACTATCGGCGACCTGCGCCACATCGAACGCGAAGTCGGCCGGTCCATCTTGTCCATCATGGGCGACGGTGTCGGCCAGCTGGTAGCCAGCTGCAACCTCGACGTGCTGGTCTCCATGCTCCGCTGGGGCATCCACGATAAACTGCACGGCAAACGCAACGACGACCAGGTCTATGACCTTTTGCAGGCCTATTGCGATGACGGGAACAGTATTGACGACATGACGGCCAACTTTATCGGCGCTATCTTGCAGACCGGACTCTACACCCGTGTGAGGGTACCGGAAAAAAACGCCAAGACGGAGACGAAGAAAAAGGCAGTGTCGTCGTCGGCTCCGCACAAGAATGGATAAAGAACGCTGAGCCGGTGGCCTATGGGCCGCTGGCACTTAAACCGGATGAGTTCGAGGCCTTGCAGATCCATGAGTTTAATAGAATGGTAGAGGGCTATCTGCTCCGCAAGAAAGAGCAGGAACGTAAGCAGTCCTATTTCACGGCCTGCATCATGAGCTGTATGACCAGCCAGGTTGTCCAGCCCGACTCTATCTACTATGGACTGCATCCGGAGGACAAGCCGGACCCGCACCTGGAGCGCGAAGAATTTTTGAAAGCCGTCGGGCTTCCATCGATGATGCCGAAAGAGGAGGGGTAGACGTTGGCCACCTTAGCGGACCTTATGATCAAAATCGGGGCGGACAGTACCGGGCTGTCCCAGGAGCTGAATAAATCGAAAGAGGCGCTGAACCAGACCTTCAGCGTGAGCCCGGTGAAAGAATTTTCGGGCAGCGTAGACGAAGTGGCCGGGAAAATCAGCGGTCTGGCCGGGAATCTCACGAAACTGGCCGGCATCGCCGCTGGTGGCTTCGGCCTGAACGCTGTCGTCCAAAGTGCCGTTAATGCCGGCGAAGCCGTTTATCAGCTTGGACAGCGCTACAACATGTCCGCCGCTCAGGCGGGCCAGTTAAACGCTGTCATGAAGCTGACCGGCGGCGACGTCGATACCGCGGCCGCGGCTATGATGCGCTTCGACAAGACCCTTTCGTCGTCGGGCACAGCCGGTGACAAGGCCCGCAGCATCATGCAGCAGCTTGGCATCTCGATGACCGACTCGTCGGGCCACCTGAAACCGCTGAATGAACAGCTGGGCGAACTCGCCAAGGGCTACGAAAAGGCGAAGGCCGCAGGCCAGGGGCAGGAATTCCTGATGAACACTCTCGGCGTCCGCGGCCTGGCCCTTGCGAAGACCCTGGACAACTATACGGAAGCCGCGGAACGGGCGTCAAAAATCAAAGGCGTCGGACTGAACCCGGAAGAGATGCACAAAGCTTATATGGACATGCAGGAAGTCAACATGCAGTTCAGCAAGCTTGGTGTCGTCGCCGGGTCTGCGCTGGCTCCCTTGGTATCGCAGATCCTGCCGAGCGTGCAGGCCGGGCTCGCTAAAGTAGCCACGATTATCGCCCAGAATAAAAACGAAATCAGCACGGTCATCGTCGAGGGTACGAAACTACTGGCCATTTACAAATCCTTGCAGATGGCCAGTAAAGCCGTAACCGCCGGCAAGAATATGTACGATACGGCCCGCAACGTCCTGGGCGCAGGCCAGAAAAACGGCTCGACGGCGCAGGAAGAAAAGCAGCTCGACCAGCTGACCAAAAAGCAGGAACGCTATATTCAGAAGTCTATTGCAGATTCTGACAGGATGTACCAGAAGCGTCGCAAGGAAGCCATTAAGACGGCCGAACAGGAAAACATGTCGGCTGAAGAGGCGCAGAAGTTCCTAGCTGAAAAATTTACGCAGATTGGGGAAGAAGCGGCGGCCGCGGCTGAACAGATCCGGAGCCGGATGACGGCGGCCTATCAGCAAATCAACCTGGCCGCGCAGGAAGCGGCGACAGGCGTGCAGGAAGCTAACGCGCGCATGACCGAAAGCAACGCGCAGGTAGCTGAGTCGGAAGCGGCTACCGGTACAGTGGCTCAGGAAGCAGCCGTCGTAAAGCAGGAAGCCAATGCCGCGAAAATCACCTCAAACGAAGAGGTCATCGTGGCCAACGGTGAAGTCGCAGACTCTGAGGTAGCTGCCGGTGCCGCCGCTGAAGAAGGCGCTGTCGTAAAGCAGGAAGCCAACGCGGCTAAAGTCGCATCGACGGAAGAAGTCATCGCGGCTAACGAACGGGAGAAGGTTGCGGAAGTCGCTACCGGCGTCGAAGCGACCAATACCGGGGCTAAGAGCGTTGCCGCCAACACCGCTGCTCAGGGTGGCCTGGCGAAGACCGAAAGCAAGACCAAGGACGTCGCAAAGGGTCACGTCGTGGCCGGTAATGCTGCTATGCAGACCGGGGCTAAAACCGTAAAAGCAGCTGGCCAGGGCCTAGGCGCTATCGGAAAGGTCACGTCAGCGCTGTCCATGATGGCCGGCGGATGGATGGGTGTTGCAGCGGCGGCTCTTTATGCCGCTTACTGTGCCTTCAAATATTTCAACGCAAAATATGAAGCAGCCAAGAAAAACACATGGACCGGCGACGATGGGTATCAGATTACTGTCCGCAACGGTCAGTTCTTTAAGCAGGTCCCGAACGATGGCGATTCCGACATCGCAGCCGACCCGACCGGCCAGGGAGAACGTGCCAATGGCGGTGCCGATGAGGTGCTCGTCGAACCCGGTACACCAGAATACGCTAAAGACTGGGATGAATGGATCAATAGAGGTGGCGGCGCCGATTACCTAAAGGAGCAGGCCGAAAAGGCCCTGGCCGATGCAAACGCAGCCGCCGGGAACGTCAACTATGACATGCCGTCCTTTGACTTTAGTGGCGGCGACGATGGAGGCGGCTCCTCTTCCCGCGGGTCGTCGTCGGCCGCCGCGGAAAAGGCCGCGACACCGATGAAGACGGTCTATTCGTTTGAAAATGACCCGGAACTCGCCCCGTACGCGAATGAAATCGAATACGCCGGCGGTTACTGGGGCGTATCACCTGAGCTTATCGCGGCTATTATCAAAACAGAAAGCCACGGCAGGGCGGACGCCTGGTCTTCGGACGGCGCCCATTATGGCCTCGGCCAGATTTCCCAGGACATCGCCAACCGGTACGCAGGCGGTCAGGGCTATGGCAACGGTTCCGATTACAACCAGAACATCATGGCTGTCGGCGGCTACTTAGCCGATTTGTATCAACAATATGGTGATTTAAATCAGACCATTTCGGCGTATAACGCGGGTAACGCGACGGATTCTAACATCGGCTATGTCAATTCGGTACTGAGCTATATGAACGCCATGACCTCGAAGCAGGTGCCCGCGACGAGCAGCACCGAAGCGCAGCCCGTCGAATATGACGTCCCTGTAGGTGAACTGGCAGTATATCACGCTATCAATGACTACTGGGACGGCGAGCAGTGGCGCGGCAACCTCGGCAGCGACGCCGCTGGCTGGTGCGACGATTTCGTCCATCAGATATATAAAGATGTTTTTACCCAGCTGGGTAAAACGGACCCCTTTGGTGACGGCGTCGTCAACGACTCGTCCTTTAAAGCCCTAGGCGCATACCACGCAGGGAATCTGGATGCTGCCCGTGGCGCCTTACAGGTCGGCGACCTCGTCGACACGGCGGGTCACGTCGGCATCTATATCGGCAACGGTATGGTCCGCAGCCGTCAGTCCAGCGCCGGCGTCCATGACCTGTCGCTCGATGACTTCGATCGCACTTTCGGCGGCATCCGGGGCTACGGCTCGCTGGCAGAAGCTACGGGCGGGATGACCGTCAAGAGCAGCCTCGTCGGCAAATTTGCAGTCAACCAGGCGGCGGCCGAAGCAGCGAAGAGACTGGAAAAAGCAAAGCAGGACTATGCCGCTATCCTCAACGAACTTCGCGGCGACGTAGAGACGCAGACCGGCACGGACTACGAAAAGGGCATGCTCGGTCTCATGAAGTCCTACGCGCAGAAGTACCAGAAGATACGGGCCGTCGAAAATGTCGGTGGCGTCGATACGTCAGAAGCAAAGAAGCTCTTAGAAGAGTATAAGCTGGAACAAGTCAAACAGCTGAACGAAAAGCGGCTCCAGGCCGAACAACAGTTGCGCGATGATACAGCGAAAGTCAACGCCCAGATGAAGGGTGACTACACCGCGCTCTACGACGCAGAACTCAAAAAGAACCTGGATACGCTCCAGAAGGAGAAGGAAGCCCGCTTCAAAAGTGTTGCGACGCATAAGAACGACGTCGAAGCGATGGCTGAAGTCAATGAATGGTACACTGCGCGATATCTGGAACTTACGAAGAAACGGGAAGAAGAACGCCGTCAGGAATTCGACAACTCCGTCAAGGATGCTATCTCGGACCTGGATGTTTCCCAGCTCAGTAAGCTCGTGTACTCCAAGCAGGGGCTTGACGACATCAAGTGGGACGAAAAGAGCAAGGCCGTGCAGCTCTTCTACTCACAGTGGCGGGCCGCCAGCATCTCGACATATGGTATCGCCGAGGAAGCGGCCTCGTCTATTTCGTCCGGCCTGTCGAGTGTCTTTTCCGACCTCGGGAACAACATCTCGAACGTCGGGAAATTAGCGCAGAACATGGGCAAGGTCATCCTCGACACCATCGTCAAGATTGCTGCGCAGTGGGCCGCCGCGAAGATTACGATGGGCCTTCTGGGTGGTTTCCTCGGCATCTCTCAGCCGACAGCCGGTGCTTTCGGAGCTGGCTGGAGCTACGCAAGCAGCTATAGTACCGGGTTGTATTCCGGTGCCGGCCTGCCCTCCTTCTCGGTGCCGGCCTTCGCGAACGGCGGTCGCGTCACCGCCCCGACGCTGGGCTTGCTGGGCGAGGGGAAGGAAGAAGAAGGCGTTTTCCCACTCAACGACGATACGTATGCCAGGATGGCCCAGGGCATCGTCAACGCCCGCGGCAACAATAACGGCGGCAACGCGCCCGTCGTCAACATCATCAATAACAGCAATAGCCAGGTCAGCGTCAAGGACAGTCACTATGACAGTTCGATGCGCCGTTGGATCCTGAACGCTGTCGTCGAGGACGTCAACAACAACGTCGACGGCTCGGCGACGAACCTGAAAGCCGCTTTGGGGGTGAGATAAATGAGCACGAAAGTTTTTCCCGCTGATAAGCTGCCGGCGCCGATGGCCACATCGGCATCGAACTCCGGTGACACCGACTTGATCACGCTGGCGGCCAGCACGGTCACGA